AGACCTACCACGCGTTTCTGCGCGCCCATTGCGAGCGCATTGAGCTGACACGATGACCGACCCCAATGACTTCCCCACCAGGCCGGACGACTGGAAGGTCGCGGGCGATCTCCCCAAGCGCGACATGCGATCGCCAGAGGAGAGACGGATCGGCGAGCTCGAGGCCAAGCTGCGTTTCGCGCGGCTTCAATTCGAGTTGATCGGCATGATGACCAAAAATCCCGGAATACTCCGGACCGTGCAGGCGACAGTCGATTTCATGGGAGACTAGAAATGGCGTCATGGAGGCACGTATGCGTATATGCATCTTGATGTTGATGTTGAACGGCACCGCGAGTTTTCCGGAGTTCCGGGTGTTCAGTTGCCGGGAATGCTGGGAACTGGCGTCGGCATACTCGGCGCTCGGCTTCGGCGTGCGTTCCGAGTGCTTCCGATGAGCCTCGTCCCCAAGGAGATCGCCGAGCGGATCGCCATCGAGGCTGCCGGCTCGGGGAAACTCAGGCCACGGGCTCGCGCGGCCCTGTCGGCGTATCTGAGATCCCTGCCGGAGACTTCCCTGAAAGCGATCATCTGCGGCGATCTGTTCCTCCTGTCGAGCGAGGGGCGTCACCCAGGAGACCATGCCGTCGCACGGTCATGGCTGGAAATCATATTCATGGCCATCGCGGCCAAAAGCCTGGAAGGCTGCTTCATGATGCAGTTTCCCGAAAGGGAGTCCCAATGATCTGGCTCACCACCCTAGACGGCTCCCGGTTTTTCATCATGATCGATCACATTGTTTTGGTGGGCCCAGGCGTGGACCGCGGAGCGATTGTCTGCACGGATGGGGAGGATGAGCGCCAAGACGTGAAGGAGACCCCCCGGGAAATCGCCGCCATGCTTTCCAGGTTTTACGAAAGCGCTGGGGAGACTACCGCGCCGTCCCCTTGAGCTTGTCGAAGCTGCGCAAGGCACTCATGCCGAGCATCCCAAACATGAGTTCGTACAGATTGCCGTCTAGGTTTGGCGGCTGGGGAATCGGATGCCCGATTATGAAGCCGAACCAAACCGCAATCGGCGTCAGCAGATATTGATACAGAAGCGCGATCGCGCACACCCAGCCGATCATCGGCCGCCAGCCGGCGACGAACACCGAGCTCGATGCGGCCTCCGCCTTGTTGACCTCGATCTGCGCGAGGTCGCTGGTTTGCAGCGCGGCGTAGAGCTCGATGATGGCCTTCTGCCGGGCTTCGGGATCGGGCAGCACGCGCTTGAGGATGGTGTCGAGCAGCGGGCCGATGACGGGGAGGAGAAGGGCGAGCATGTTATTTCACGTTGGCAAATCGCTTGATCAATTCGAGGACCGTGCCGTCCCCGACGAGGAGCAGTCCGATCAGAAAATACAGCATGTATTCGATTCTGTTGATCTTGCCCCCGAGATTGGCGTGGCCGATGTTCAGCGCGGTGTAGCGCTCGGCGCAGATGAGCTCATGACTGGACAGCCGGGTGTCGGTCTTGCTGGCGAAGTCGCGCGCCTCGGGATCGTAGCCCCGGATCTCGTGGGGGCGACCGTCTTGCGTGTTGTTCATAGTAACAAGCTCCGTTTTGCTCATGAGTCTCACACCCGGGATCTAGTCCCCGGTCCCTGTCATGTCTTGATGATATAATTGAGCATCATGCTGGGCTGCATATTCCTGTGCGCCCCGCCGCCGCCGGTGTTTGCGCTATCTTCGGTTAACGACGCGGCGGTCCGATCGGGTTCTCGTGCGGCGCCTACCAAGGCGAGGCCGCCGCCGGTGACCCAGTTGTAGACCGCATGAGCGTGCGCCGGGATTTCCGTAGTGAGCAAGGTGTGACTCTGGGACCCGCCCGCGGCCCCGAGCGTCGTGCCCACGATGCCGGACACCGCATTCGTCACCCGGCTGGCAGCCGCGCCGCCCATATCGTCGAGACCGACGCCAACGCGGCCACGAAGATCCGGAACATTGAAGGTCGTGGATGCGTCGCCCGCCCCGTAGAGCGTGCCGATGACGGCGAACAGCGCGGCATGGGTGGTGCGGTTGCCGCTCGCGGTGCCGTCGCACAGCAGATAGCCCGAGGGCGCCGCCGAGCCGGCAAACATCGAAATCACGCCGGCAGGAGTGCTGACCGCCGACGGGATCAGGGACTCGACCTGAGCCGTGGTCGCGGCCGCGAAAATCTGGAGCCCCACCGCGCCGGCGCCCAGCGCGGCAGTCGCCACGGCCGTTGTGGCCGCCGTGAACATGACGGCGCCGAACGTCCCCGCCCCGAGCTTTGAGACCGCCGCCGCCGTGGTGGATGCCCCGGACAGGAAGACCTTCGCGAAGGTGGCGACCTGGGCAAACCTCACGGCGCCGGCGCCGGTGGACTCGACCAGGCCGGTCCCGCCGGCATCCCATGCGGTTCCGAGCGCCGAGAGGCTTGCGGAGTAATTCGTCCACGAGTCGAACATGTCCGCGAAGTTCGCCGAGGTCGGTTGGAACTTGGCGATCCACAAGGCCTTGAGGGCGGCTTTGGTCAGGGCTGTCATGGCGAAGGTCTCGTGAGTGAGGGTTTCGCGGGGGAGTTCAGCGCAATGTGATCGAGTCCGCGCGGGTCACGGATGTCCCTGAGTAGGCGATCGAGAGCGATCTTCTCCCAATCCTTGCGTTGGGGAGCCTTGGGGAGGGATCTGGCGAGGCTTGCGGAGGAGTGAGATCCCGATCCCCCTCCCCAAGCCGTCAGGAGATGCTCCGGGCGATCGAATCTGTTGTAGGGCGCGCCCATCGGCAGCTTGCCGCTGAGGCGCGTGGCGAAATCGGTCTCCGCCAGGCGAGCCTCGGCCTCCCCATAGAGCCGGAAGTAGCCCTCAAGAAGCTCGCCGCGGGTATAGGGCTCCGCCTTCAGGTCTCGCCCGCCATGCCCGGCACGGCGCATCTGATCGACATATTCCTCGTATTTCAGGCGAATCGCCGCATCGTCGCCGGCGCCGCGCTTGGCCGCGCCCGACAGGATCCGCTTGAACTGCTCGAAGGTGGGGATTTCGTTTGAGCTCATGTCGACGTGCCGCATGCCGCCGGGGACGCGGGCCATCGTTGCGGGATTGCCGCCGCGCGAGAAGTTCTCGTAGCCCTGCACGCCATGCTGGATCTCGTGGAGCATCACAGACAGGCGGCTCTTGGGGTCGAGATCGCTGCCGAGATGCATGGTGTTGGCGCGCTCTTCCCACGCGCCGCCTCTGCCGGGGATTGACTTGACCTCAGCATGCTTCAGCTGCGGATAGGCGGCGTAGAGCTCCGGGTGCTCAAGGAGTCGGGAGATCCCGATCGGCCCCGGGGATCCCTCGGGCGGCTCGCGCAGCCTGACCTTCGCGGGATCGTCGACGATCTCCTTGCGCCAGGCGCCTTCCGGCCCGCGATAGGCGCCGGTCTCCTTGAAAATTTGCTCGCGCACGCTGGCTGGGATCCTGCCGGCGGGGTCGGCCAGGGAGTTCCCCAACATCTCCTCGGCGCGGGCGAAGGAGGCGGGATCGACGCCCGAGAGCGCCTTGCGACCAGCGATGATGCCACCCAGCGCAGGGAGCCCTGGGAGCACGCCCAGCGCGTTCGCCATGGTCTCGCCGGTCCTGAGCCCCGCATCTCCCCAGCGCCCTCCAGCGAGAGCCGGACCGATGCCGCGAGAGCTTTGGATCGAGTCCCTCAGTGAGGCCGCATCCGAGGTGCCGGGGACCACGTTTTCAAGAGCCCAAGCAGCCATGTCTCCGAGCCCACGCATCGCCCGGTAGGCGTGCGGCCCCATGTAGTATTCCAGCCCCTTCGGCGACGGCTCGAAATCCGAGCCCTCGAACGGGCGGCCATCGGTTGGCGGCGACGCCATGTCACTTCTTCGGCGTGTACTGCTTGTTGCGCTTGGCGGGATTGAACGGCTGCGCCGGGATCTTCACGCGCGGGATCGGCTGATGATCCTGGAAATCGAACTTCACGCTCGGCGTGTCGCCCTTCGGGATCTTGACGATGATGTCGGCGCTGGCAGGGCCGTCGTCGTAATTCATCTTCATTTGCGGCCTCCCTTGGAGGGCTTCGGCTTCGTCTTGAGGGCGAGGGACAGGGCAAACCCCTTGAGGGGCGTCACCTGGGGCTTGGGCTTCGGTTTCTTCATTGGCGTCCTCCGTTGGGGATGTCTTGCATGCCGAACATACTGCCGATCGCGCCGCGAGTCGTCTTGCCCCAGGACGACGGGGTCTCGGGGACTTCAGTGCGGTCTTGCCGGAGCAAATACTGCCCCAGGACGACGCCTGTCGCCCGGCCGGCATTCGTGCGCTTCGCCGCGGTCAGGAGCCGGGCGAACTCATCGGGGTCCAATAGAGCCCGGGCCGTCTTCTCCCGCATGTGCTCACTCAGATTGTTGACCGCGTAGTTGTAGATGCGGGATTCCCGCGTCAGAGCGCCCAGGAAGATCCGGCTGCCGGTCTTCAGTTGGCCGACCACCGTGGGGGCCATTTCCCCAGCGCCGGTGATCTTCTGAGACGGCGGGTTGAGCGTCTGCATGGCCTCCGCAAGCTTCCTCAGCCGCGTGCCGAATCCCGGGTCCAGGACATGGGCGAGCCAATCCGCGCGGCCGGGCTCGTCGAGGAACTTCTCGAACTTCTTCGGGTCGACGGCGCGGCCGGTCGCCTGCTCGCCCTCCACGGAGAGCGACTGATAAATGCGCTGCCGCGCCATCGCCTGCACGTCCTTGGCGGTCTCGGGGGAGGCGCGGCGAAGGCGATCCATGGTGGTCTGGGCGTTGCGCGGATTGGCGTCCTTGAAAAAGCCATCGAACCACTTCGATTCATCCATGCCGGGCTTGAGGCCCATCGCCTTGCGGGTTTTCATCAGGGCGGCCGGCGATAGCATCGAACGGATTTCTTCGGGGCTGAAGAAGTTCCGCAGCGTCGGCTCGTTGTCGCTCACCGCGCGCTTGAGCGCATCGGCCGCGACATCGCCGCCCCCGCCCTTGGCGGTGCGCGAGATTTCCCAGCGCATCATGGCGCGAACGGCCTCGCGCTCCTTCTCGTGCTCGGGGCCCTTCAGAATGCTTCCGACCACGCGCGCGGTTTCGGGGTCCGAGAAGATCCGCGAGCCGGCCGCCTCGTCCCCAACGGCCTTGCCGCCGCTGGCGTTGAGCTTGAGCCAATCGTTGATCTTGGTGCGCCGGAATTGCCCCTTGAGATCCTTCCAGAGCCCCTCGGCCTGGTCGAGCTTGGCCGCGACTTGGGGCCCGTCCGGCAGCTTGGCGATCAACCTGGCGCGGTCGTCAACCAGGTTTGTTTCGAGCTTGGAGAGCATTTCGAGATCGCCGTTCCACTCGCCGCGGTAGGATTTCCCGATCGCGCGGCGCAGGGACTTGAGGCCGCGATCGAGCTGGTCATAGGTCAGCGGACGAAGCCGCATGTCGCCCTTGTCGCCGCCGGGGATCTTTTCATAGGCCTCGCCGAACCAACCCTTGATGAGCTTGGCGTCTTCCTCGGTGAGGTCTTTGAAGACGTCGCCCTTGAGCACATCGCGATAGGCCTGCGCCGCGATGTCGGTGTGAAGGGGGATGACCGTCTTTCCGGCGAGCTTGGAATCCACCTCGGCGTAGATCACCTGCGCCTGGGCCTCGGCGGCGTCTTGCGCGCGCTTGAGCCCTCCACGCACGGCCTCGCCGGCCTGCGGAAGATCGGGGTGCAGAGTCGGGCCGAGTCCGGCGAGCCGCTTGGAGGTGTCCGGCGCTGCGGCGCGCACAGCCCCGCCCATCGCCTGGTCGCCCAGCACAGGGCGGCCGTCGCCGCGGGTCAGCCCCCTGAGCTCGCTTTCCCCATAGACTTCTTTGGCCTGCGCCCGCTCGCGGAACAGCCTTCCCGCGTCGCCCGGCGCAGAGGAAATCTTCTGCTCGAGCGCCGCGACTTCCGCTCCAGCCGGGGTTTCGCCGACGACATCGCCCACCTTCAACAGCGGTTGGGCTTCGGAGTCGAGACCCGCCGCCCGCTTCGCGAAGGCCTCCTTGAATTGCTCGGGAGTCATGTTGAGGTCCGGCATTCCACGGCCACGGAACGCTTTGTAGAGGCGATAGGCAGCCATCCCACCCGCCGCGCCCAAGGACTCCACCCCGCCCCGCTTGGCCGCCAACCATATGTAATCCATGGCGGTGAAATCCTTCGGGAGCATGCCGCGATTTTTGCCCTCGTTGAGGCGAAGCATTTCGCCCACAAAAGAGCCCGCGAACGTGCCGCCGAGTGCGCCGGCCGTATTGAGGCCGGTGACCATGCCGCCGAGCACGCCACCGCCCATTGACCCCGCGATGGGAAGCGCCTCGCCCTCCAGCGAGCGCAGATCGCCCATGGATACCCCGCCGCCCTTGTTGCGAACCGTCATCCATGCGGGAGGATCTTCGCCTGGCGTCGGGTTGTTGCGGCGAAACACCGTCTCGCCCTTGAGGGGCCCGGCGCTCTCGATATTCCGGACGTCGACATTCGGGCCGAATGCCCGCTGATAGCCGCGCTCGGGGTCGGGCGCATACCCGGCGTTCGACCTGATCTGCGACGGCGCTTCGCCCTTCACCGCGCCCTCGGCGCTAAGCTGGTCGGCCTCGATTTGCCCCTGGTCGGGCGCAGAATAGACATCCCCGCCGATGCCGCCGAGATTGGGGTCCGGCGGCTGGACCACATTCACCATGGCCCTGTCGGGGGTCATGTACTGACGTCCGCCGCGCGTGACGATGCGCTGCCCCGAGCGGCCGCTTTCGGCCAGCACTCCGGGATCTTGGGGAGGGGCATTGATTATGGAGGTCCCGGGCGGCAAGCCAGTGCCTTCGAGCATGCGCTCATCGCCGATCAGCTCGATGGCCGGCGGGGGCCGCCCAATGCGGGGGTCTCGGACGCTCGACGCCTTCAGTCCGATCTTGGCGTCGAACTCCTCGCGCGACATCTTGTCGGCGTAGAACTTCGTGAACATGCCGGTGGCGAGCGTCGCGTCATCGACGTTCTGATACGCCGGGAACTGCTCCCGATACCTGGCCAGGACCTCGCTCACTGGAAGATTCCGAGCGGGTCATCCTTGGGCTCAACCTTCTGAGCGTTGGGCCGAGCGGAGCGCGGGTTCCATGGCGCGGATTTCGAATATTTGGTGGATCGGACCTGACGATCGCGCATGCGCTCGGTCATTTCGGCTTCCGAGTCGTCGAGCACCATCCTGATCGACACCGGGTTGCCGCCGGTCGCGCCCAGGCTTTTCATCGCGCGTGCGACATCCTGCTCGGTCAAGCGTCCACCCGGCTCGCGCGCCGACGCTAGCGCATAGGCCAGCGTGATGAATCTGGCCTGCATGACCTGCGCATTGGGGCCCGTTTTGACAAACGTCGGCAGCAGCGCATCCCAGGCCTCGATGTCCCCGAACTTGTTGCGCAGGGCGGCCGATGCGCGCGGGGCGCCGGTTTCGTCCGTGTCCTTGAGAAGTGCCGTGACCTGGGCTCGGATATCGGACAGGAATCCACCCGCCTGGCCAAGCCAGCCCACGGTATTCGCGCCGTATTTGTCGAGGTCGCCGCGGATCCTGTCCATCGTGCGGACGACGGAGCGCGCTTCGATGTCGGATTGCTCGAACTTGTCGATGTTTTTGGCGTCCGTGGTGGCGTTCCCGGTGCCAACCTCCACCGTGGTCGTGCCATCGGGATTGGTCGTGACGGTCAGCCCGCCGCCCTTGCCCTTGCCGGTGAGCTTGGCGGTCTGCGTGTCGTGCATCAGCTTGCGGCTCTCGGGCGTCTGGGAGTTGTAGGCGCGGTCCCATGCGGTCTTGGGCTTGGCGATCCGTTGCTCGTAATCAGGAGTCCCGTCGTCTCCCATGGGGAGTTCGGAACCGCCGGCCAGGGTGCTACCGCCCGCGCCCCGGCCGCGCCCGGCGACCCTTCTCCCCAAGCCCTGGCGACGCGCGTCCATGATCGCTTCCGACATCAGAGACGGCAGCTCGTTCACGTCGAGATTGGGGTTGTCTTTCTGTTTCTTGGCGAGGAAGGCATACATGCTCGCTTGCGCCATCGCGGAATCATCGAAGCCGTTGCTCGCGGCCTTCACCATGGCCTCGATGCGCTGCGCCTTATGGTTGCCCTGACGCGAGGCCTGCTCGGTACGGCGCTGGAGCATGTTCGCCATTTGGCGCATGTCGGCGCCCCCACCCATCCGGGACAGGCCGGTGATGGCATTGCTCAAGTTGACGGCTTGCCCGACTTCACGGCCCTTGAGCTGCTCGGACGCCACCGCGTAGGGCACTTTCCCACCGCTGGAAATATCCTGGCTGAGCGCCGCGCCGATGCGGCCATAGCCCTTGTCGCTCTCCATGTTGCGCAGGCTGCGCTCGAGAATCCTCGAAATCCGGTTACGCGAGTTCGCCATTTCGCCGGCATAGCTCGGGGTCGCGCGGCCCTGGGCGCCCGTGTTCATGCCCTGCAAAAGGGTCGCAATGTCGAGCCCGCCGGAGCGATCTACCGGCAGCGTCGGGGTTACGGGATTGGCCCCGCCCTCGCCGTCGAGGGTCTCGTCGCCCTCGTCGATGATGTCGTCCATCACCGCCACTCCAGCATGCTCTGCCCGCCGTCGCCCCAGGCGTCACCCCCGCGCGGGCCGTAATCGCCACCGTAACCGCCACGATAATTGTTGATGTCCGCCGAGACCGGGGACGACATGCCTCCCCAACTCCTCCCCAAGGCTCCGGCGAGATCGCGGCCGGCGCCGAACACCCCGGGGAGCACACTGTCGCGGCGCTGCTGGCCTTCCCACTGGAACGGGATCTGGCGCTGCGCGAATCCGCCGGATTGAAGCTGGCCGGAGAGCGCAGTGGCGAGATCCGCCTTCGCCGCGTCGTCGGCGTCGGCCCACTCGTTTTGCCCGGCGGTCATGAACGCGCGGGCCACCGCCTCGTCGCGGCGGGGATTGCGGGCGATGAACGTCGGCCCGTTCGGATTGCGGCGCGCGGCGCGTGTCTCGGCCTGGATGAAATCCTGGATGCCCCGCAGCCGGGCGTCGCGCTGCTGTTGCAGCTTGGTGTTGGCGATACCCATGCGTTGCGCGTTGTTGGGGTCGGACAGCGCCGCGGACAGGGCCATCGATCGGGTAAGCGCCTCGCTGGAGGCCTCCTCGCCCTGATTTTCCTTCCGGCGCCCGAACATCCCGGCGATCCCGGACACGGCTTGCCCGATCCCGAGAAGGTCGCCCGCGAAATCGAACATGCCCATGTCAGCTTCTCCCGTGTACTTGGCCGTAGATCGTGAATCCGGCGAGAACGTCTGGACCAACCGCGTCCTTGGTGCGGAATGACACCCGAAAATTCTGGCCCCGCCACCGCAGGGGAGTCTTCTGGCCGACAGTCCGGCCCTTGCCGATGGTATCGGTTCCGATGATGAATGTCCCAATGGGGCGGCCACCGATGTCGTCGGCCGCCGTGACGGTCACGGAGTCCACCGAGAGCTGCTCGAAATCGCCGACCGCTTCGATCGTGTAGACCGTTTTCCCACCGACCTCGTAGTTGGGGAGGATGTAGCTGCCGGTCTTGACGCGGGTGCTTTTCTTGGGCTCCTCGAGCGTCAGCCAGCCCGGCTGGTATTCGGTCTCGTAGGGCTCGCCGTCGTCGGAGTAGATCCCTTGGTCGAATGTCAGGATCTTCCCGTTGCTGCCCCCGAACACGATATCGGCATTGTGGCGCACGAACATCGAGCGATAGGCGCCGATGCCGCCGTCGAAGTCGGACCAGCTCGCCCCCGCCGCGACACGCCCGTCCTCGAGTACGAAGTTCGCGTAGTTGTAGACGTAGATTACGGACGCGATCTTGACGAGAATCCAGCTCCGCCGTTGATAGTTGACGACCTGGATCAACCGGTTGTCGAGGGTCGAGCTCGCCACTTCCTTGATGATCGTGCGCAGCGTGTTCTTGAGCTGCTCCGACAGATTGCTGCGCTGCAAGTTCGAGGTGTTCACGAGCAGGCTCATGCTGAGAAGCCCGTCCGGGGACACGAACGCGAGATCGTTGCCGGTGTTGACGAACGCATCGGGCGACACGATCCCCTGCGGGAACAGGCCGGCGGGGGTCAACGCGCTCGGCGTGACGCCGGAGAACGCGAAGACGTTTTTCTCGGTGCCGACGATCAGATAGGTCTGGAACGTCGCCAGCGATTTCGCCGGATCGGCGCCCGGCTGCTGCGCCCCGATCGCCACGGTCACGCTATCGAGGGATGTCGAATCGACGGTGAAGTCCTGGATGTCGTTGGCGCCGGAGGCGATGATGCTGCGGGGATTGCGCGAGTCGATCATCCATGCCCGGCCGTAATGGACATGAATCCAGTCCGCGATCGGCATGGCGCTCTTGAGGAAGATCAGGGAATCGCCCGCCGATGTCGTCGCCACGCGCGGCTGCACGAAGATCCCCGAGGAGAGGATTGAGGTGATGAACATCCCACAATTCTTGGTGGTGTTCTGCACGATGTCGCCGACGCGGGCCTCGGTGTTGAGCCAGTTGGGGACGCGATCGGCGGAGACCGCGATGTAGGTGTTGGCCGCGCCCGTGGTCGTCGAAACGATCGTGGCCACGTTGTCGGGGATGCCGCCGTCATCGACGATGTTGAGCTCGATCGAGTCGTACATTTCGTAGGTTTCGCCGGTCGTCGGCTCCCCGCCGATGCCGACCCCGGAAACCGGAGACACGGTGTTGCCGAAGCCCAGCGCGAGCGCGGACATCGGCGTATGGGTGACGCGGACGGACGTGACGGCGGTGATGATGCCATAGGTGTTGTGTTTGACGTTGAACACCACGTCGCCGATCGTCGCGAAGGTCTGGCTCGCCCAATTCGTGATGTCCGCATCCGTGAGCGCCTGGGCGGATGTGCCGGCCGTGGTGTAGCCCTGCTCCATCAACGCCTTCAGCGTTTGGGGAACGGCGCTCGCGGCGTTGATGTAGACTTGGCGATCATGCCCATTCCAGAACGTCAGCTTTTCGGAGAACTGCACGGCGCGCACGGGCGCGGCGGTCGTGAATGTGTAGATCAGCGTCCAGGACGCGCCATCGTTGCGGTAGACCTTGCCATCGGAGGATGCGAACAGCGTCGCAACGCCATCCTTCTCCACGTATTCATGAATGCCGGTGACAATGCCGGCGTCGGGGAGCCGCGCCGTGAGCGCAGCGGTTCCCTGGCGCTTCTCGGCGCCGCCGGCGGCGTTAATAAACCTGTTCCGAAACCGCGTCGCGTAGTCGAGCGGGATCTCCGTCTCGGTGAAGTTGGTTGCGAGCCCGCGCTTGGCCACTTCATAAATGCGCTCCGAACACATTGCTAAATGCTCCGGTGTTTGTCTGATGTGGCAAGGATCTGTAGCTCGCCCATATCAGCTACGGCTCGTCATGCCGGGCTGGAACCGGGTGAACTCCCCGGTCTTGGCCGACTGCCTCCCCAACGACGAGTTGGCCAGCTTCATGTAGCGGCCCATTTGCATTTTGTATTGCTCGGTTGGGGCGCCGCCGGCTTCGTCCAGGATGGTCGCGGCGAGCAGGCCGGCGACCAGCACGCGGCCGGGGAACGGCACGACCACGCCGTCGTCGGTGCTGGCCTCGAGCCGTGGCGGGAGCGCCTGGAATTTGACGTGCGCGATCGTCCCGGCCGTCCTCGAGCTCGGGCGCGGGAAGATGCCGACGCGCGGGTTATTGAGGCTGTCGATGCCCTCGATGCAGTAGCGCGACGGCGTGCCAAATGAGCCATTGCGACTCAGCATCCGAAACTCGGCCTTGTCGGCGATCGGCTCCAGCGGCGCCACGCGTCCCGAAAGGGAAACCTCCTGGATCGAGTGCATATACCACTTGGCGGTCACGTTCGCGGTGGTCGCCACGGAATAGACGGCCTCGCCGGAAACCAGCGTGAAGGCCGCCGATGCGGTGAGCTCGTTCCACGTCCCCATGTCGAGGAGATCCTCGATCACGCTGTTGAGCTGGTTGATCATCGTCTTAGTGAGCAGGTTGGCCGTCGTCACGGTGACACGCCGGACTTTCATCGAGTCCAACACTTCGTTTACGACTTCGAGAACCGTCATGTAGGGGGAGAGCGGCATTCAGACCTCCCGCGCCCGCATGGTCATCTTGGTGAAGGTAACGTTCGAGATATTGAGCGTTGGGGAGATCATGGGCTCAATGTACGAATTGGCCGTCATCATCACCATCGCCCCTATATGGCCCGCGAACTCCGCCGAGTTGGTGCTCATGCGAAGCTGGATTCCGCTCTTAGCGAGCGATGCTCCATCCTTGCCGAGCCTGACCTCGACGATCTGCGTGACCGTGACCGGCGTGATCGTGAAATCGACCTCCACCTGAATGACCTTGTTCGTGAGCCCGGTATAGGTCAGCCGGCCGGAACCGTTATGCGTGAACTGCGAGAGCGCGACGTCGGACGAGGTGCCGACCTGGGCCTGGACATAGCTGTTGAGCGCGGTGACCGCGACGACCCCATTCGAGACGGCGAAGCATTCCGCGCGCGCGAGGCCAAACAAGTCGGTCGCCGTGAGGGTGACGATCGTGGCCGCCGTCGCGTTGAGGATGGAGAACGTGCCCGTGGCGCCGCCCACCGTTGCCGCCGAGACCGCCGAGAACGTCACGCCGCCGGCGAACGTGACCGCGCCGGAGATCGTCTGCGCCGTCGTCTCCGCGAGGTTGAGCTGCGAGTCGATCAGGTTTGCGAAGTCGGTGCCGGTCGGGCCGTCTCCGGTCTCGAACGCGCTCTTGAGGGTGGCTTTGTCTTGTGAGGCCATGAATCACCCGCTTGGTGGGAAGGGGCCGCCGTCAGGGAAGACGACGAAGGAGCACGCGATTTCCATGGTGCCGATGCTGGCGCCGACGAAAAGGGCGTACCCGGGGAAGGTCGGGCGGAGGTTGCCGGCCGCATCGTAGGGGGAGCCAGTGACGCATGACTTGGCGGCAGGCGTCTCCGGGCGCACGAACGGAACAGGAGAGGGATCGGATTTGGCAGTGATGAACCACTGCGGATCGATCGGCTCGTTCTGATCCTTGCGCACATAGAGCCCGTCCCAACGTCGGACCACCTGATCGGAGTAATGGACGAACCCGGACTCGTCATCCTGGACGAGCCAGCGTCCTTTCCGCCAGCGATTGCGTTCTGTCCACCGGGCCACCTGATATCACCGGTATTCCGACCCGGCCTGATTGGCGGCGAACGCAAACGTCCCGGCGCCCGAGGTGTGGACCGTGAAGCGGAAGCACGACACGGCGTCCTGCACGTTCACATTGAAGGTACTGATCGCGCCCGAGGTAATCTTGGTCCATGTCGCGCACGCCACGTTGCGCGAGAGCACCGGGTATTGCGTGAAGGACGCCGATACCGCCGTGGCCTGCCCGGCGCCGGCCGTCTTGTTGAACGCGACCGAGAAGTTTGGGTAGATGTGGGTGTCGATCGGCCAATAGAAGGTCGCCGATGCGGTGCCGGCGCCGGCGGCGCCCTGATGCTCGAAGAGCTTGGTGCGCATCGCCGTTACTCCTTCCCTGTCCAGATTGCAGGGTCCATGCGGGCATAGACAAGCTCGTAGACCGATTGCGTGGACATGATCGAGATCGAACCCGACAGCGAGTGCTGCGAGACGTAGACCGGCAGATCCGAGCCCTGCACGACGCCGCCGGGAATGGTGAAGTTGGCTGTGGTGGTGATGAGCGAATACCGGCCGGCCGCCGAGCACGACGCCGTCCCGAGATTATCGGACGCGAAATCCGGCAGCCCGGTCTTGGGGGTGCCGGCGCGAGATCGCATTTCGCCGGCCAATGACGTGCGCAGGCAAAGAACGATATCGAATAGTGCCGCGCCCACCGGCAGAACGCCGATCAACTGAGACGAAACGACGCCGCCGGTGTTCGGGGAGACCGTGGTCATTTGCGAGAAGCGCGCCCAACCCGCCGCCTTGGGCGGTTCGGATGTCCCGCGCCTGATCCCGCTACCGAGCGCATTCCTGAATGTGGTCGCCTTCTGCCCGACCGGCCCAAGGAAGCCCGCGCGGTCATCGTAGTGCGTGTAATTGGTCTCGACCGCCATGGTGGTCGACAGCGCCGTGATCGTGCCGGAGGTCGTGAGGATGCTCATGTAGACCGCGGCGGCCGAGCCGGTGTTGTTGCGCGCAAACGGGAGGGTGTGCATCGCCGTCGCGAGCAGCGCGGAGTAACGCCCCGTCCCGGACACCGTGACCGAGCCGAGATTGTCGCCGCCGTCGTTGAGCGTGCTGAAGCGGACCAGCGCCTCCGCTCCGAGGGCAGCAGAGATCGCGATCGAAATGCTGGTGATGTGGCCGCCGATCGGGATGGTCGCGACCTGTTGCGCGGTCACGGGCGCGGCCGTGGGGATGGCGCGCTGAGTCTGATGCGCGTAGCCGATGGTGCTCGACAGAATCCCGGTGCCGCGATCGATGCCGGACGCAATCGGGCCGATGAAATGCGTGGCCTGCTCCTTGTAGCCGAAGTTGCCCTGGGTCGGGTCGCGGGAAAGATCAAGACGCGTATAGATGACCTCGATGACGGCGCCCGGACCCAGGGGTGCCAGCGAACCGGAGGTTGCCCCGGTCGAGAAAAAGACATTCGTGGTGCCTGCGCTTGGGGAGGTCCTCCCCAACGGCAGCGCCACCATCGCGGTTGTCATCGCGACCGCATATTTCCCTCGCGCGGAAACCGTAACCTGGCCGAGGTTATTGGTGCCGTCCGCCGTCGTCGCGAACCTGCAAATGGCCTCACCGGCGAGAGCGGTGCGGGACATGATGTTGATTTCCTGCAACACCGCGTCGCCTGGGAGAGTGGCGCATAGCAGGCCCGTGACCGGGGCGCTCTGAACCGTGGTCAGCGTCGTGAAGCGCAAGCCCGCGACCGTACGCGTGGTGGGGACTCCGGTATCGATGCCCGACATGATCGGGCCTTGGAATTGCGTCTTGTATGGGACGGGCATTGGAGTTCCTTCAAAAGAGTGGGGCTGGGACCTTCAACCGCGTTGCGAACTGCATCGCGGAGCCTTCCCAGCCATTCAGTCCCTATCCGGACCTAGGAATGCGATGGCTGAGGCTAGCAGCGCCTCGCTGTGCCGCAAGGCCCCTACTCCCCAAGGACGGCAGAGAAGGCCCCGAACCTTCCCGGTCTCATGGCAATGGTCGACAACAAGGGCGATCTTTTTGCCGCGAATGATCGTCTCCTCGGGGCCTCGCGCAAAGGCCCTTCTGGCGATCGTGCATGGCGACATGGTGATGCCGTGCAGTTTTCGACTTTGCAAAGCATGAGGGGCTCCGTTTGATGGGAGCCCCTCTTACCGCTATCGCCGCTTTGTTATAACCCATAACAAAGTGGGGTCAGGCTCCGGCCGACGCATAAGAATATCTCCAATCAGTCACGCCGACGCCGAACCGACCCGTGGTCTTGGTCTTCAAGATCTCGGTGTCGAACTCGTTGTCGCGCGTGATCTCGGCATTGCGACGACGGTAGAACGTCGCGCCCGCCTTGGCGTTGGTCAGGAGGAACCAGGCGTCAGGGTCCGTGAAGAACGGGTTGACGATCAGTTCCACTGCTCCAGCCATCGGGTTTATGTCGTTGTCGGCGGAACCGACAGCGAACTTCGTGCCGAGGATCTTCTCGGCAATGAAGCGATTGGTGGGCGCGACCGCGAGCTTCTCAGGCATCAAGTTGATCTTGAGAAGCGAGTCGTCCTGCCAGTCCATGATGTCGATATAAGCCTGCTCGAGGCTGGCCTGTGTGAGGTCGGCCGCGACCGACGGGATGTTGCGCTGCGTTCCACCGCGAACATTCGGGTGGTTTGACGCGAAGAACGCGATTCCGTCGGCCGTGAGCATCGTCGAGAAGCCGAGGTTGAACACCGCAGCGGAGACGATTTCCTCGGCCTGCCGCATCGACTCCGCGAGCATGGCCGGGACGTTGTTGATCACGTTGTACTGCTCGTCTTCCATCAGCTCTCGCGTGATGGTCGTGCCGAGCGCGTAGGTCAACATGATGTATTCGCGCTGAAAGCCCTGAAGGATGTCCACAAACGCGACCGAGTCCGCGTGGTCCTTCTCGCCGGCAGCGCCGAAGCCGGTGACGCCCTGCTCTTTTTCGAAGGCCTTGGTGGCCTTGCGCAGGATCATCAAGCGCTTCCACAACGGAGGATAGCGCTTATAGGTGTTCGCCCAGATCGTGCTGATGCCGGGCCAGAGGAGTTCCGGGAGGTTGCCTTGTCCTGTGGTCATGGGGAAATTCCTCCCTTACGAGCTGGTAAAGGCGTGAAGCGCAATGCGCACTTCGACATCGATACCCGCGTTGCCCCACGCCGAGGCCAGGGCATACGAGCCGAGACCCTGACGCTCAGTCGGGGAGATACCGATGACCTGGAACGCCTTGATGCTGGTGTCGGCGGAAGCCACCTTGACCATCATCTGGGATGTTCCGGCCGCCGTGTTGATGGCGTTGCCGGTGAGGGAGACGTACTTGCCCACCATCGTCTCAGCCGCCGAAGCGTCGCACTGGACGATAAATGTAGTAGCCTGGCTGTCGTAGACCGTCGCCCATCCCGCCACCGCTGCGGGCAGGAATGGCCCGTTTGTCGGCTGCGTGAAGGTAAGGGGTCGCCCGGAGTCGTTGTAAAGCTCGGAGATAACTCCAAGGCATCGACGGGTGGCGATCGACCCCGCGCTGAGCCTGGCGATGCCGAGGCCGGCGCCGTTGAGTTCGACGGGATCGCCGACCGCGATTCCAGTCTGGTTGCCGGTCGCCGTGACGCGATAGACGCGGGCGCGGGGCTGACCTCCGTGAAGATTGCGAATGGCTTGGAAGCCGAATGGTGCGTCCGTCATTGGAGCGCTCCCTTATTCAATGGTGATTTCGCCATCCACCAGGACTCCGGTGGCGGCCCGAATCTTCTTCTTGTCCCGATCCTTGACGCCCATGAGCTGCTCGTTGGCGCGGTTCTGGTAATAGGCATCCCGCTCACGCGCCATGCTCTCCGGCATCTTCATGAGCACCATGTCCCTAAATTCCGTGATCGAGCCGCCGTCTCCAGCGCCACTCTCGACAGAGCCGGGGCGAGCGTGTCTGGCATCGCCAGTATCCGCCATCGCCCATCCCTCTGCCTTCTTGCGGAGCACGTTCGCGGCGTCCGTGTGGACCCACTTGATCCGATAATTCGGATCTCTGCTCTTGATGGCGAGGGGTGCGGCGGGCTTCCAACTCCGGGTGCCCTTTGCGACTTTCTTCGCCTTCTTCTCGGTCGGCTGCTCTCCGGCGTCCAAATCCGATGCTATCATTTCAGTCCTCCACCGCAATGCCCCTACCCGCGACACCGAGGGCAGTCTTCTGCTTCAGGTATTCCGCATGCGCGTCCTTGGCAGTTTTCGAGACCGAATAGCGCCCGACACCGGTGAACATCCGCTCGGCGATCTCCTTCTCCTGGGCGGTGAGAGCCTGGGGTCCGGCCGCGCGCGGCGATGGCCTGCCTTGGGGAGAGGAGAACGCGCGACGCACGGGAGTCTCGTCTCCGTCGTCGGAGGCATCCTCCTTGGCGATGCGCTTCATGCGCTTGTCGACCTCGGCGAGAATCTCGCGCACCGTCGCGCCCTCCATGTCCTGGCGCGCTGAAATCTTGCGGATCAACTCCTGGGTGGCCGCGAACTCGGCATGATCCCGATGCGCCCATGGCCGCACCGGCTTGTCGTCATCGTCGAGTTCATGCTGCCAGCGGGCGAGGATTCGCAACTCCGTGTCCGTGACCAGGGACTCCGGCACCGGCTCGACCTTGGCCTCCGCATCGGCCTTCTTGGCCTCGATCTTGATCTCGTTGAGGCGCTCGTTGACCTCGGTGAACGCCTTGGTGTCGCCGGTTGCGAGCGCCGTATTGGCTTCCTCTCGCAAGGCGGCCAACTCGTCCCGGGTCGTCTTGTCCTGGTGTGCCGATGTCAGTTTGCCGATCGCCTCGGCGAGCCTCCGGTTCTGGTCCCCGAGCATCCCGAGCTGCCGTTCCACCTTTTCGGAGCGCTCATTGGCCTCCTTGGTGTGGCGGTACAGACGCTTGAACCTGGCGAGGATTTGCGGGTCTTCGATCTCGACGAAGTCGGCGCCATCAGGCTCCTTGGTCTTGACGGGCTCCTTAGACGGCTCTTTGGTCGCGATGGGCGCTGGGGCCGGGGGAACATCGTCGTCATCGATCTCGACGCGATTCGTCATTCTCTCGGTAGCCATCACGCCACCTTTTCGGCGGCATCGTCAGAGCCGGTGATCAGGCCGATGACGTCCTCCTCCATCATAACGAAGTGGCCAGGCGCAAAACCGATCTCCTTCGCTGCCCATTTGCCGAACAGCACCCGGTCGCCGAGCTTGACGATGGCGCAGTCCGCGCCGACGCCGACGATGGTCCCCTCATCCGGGATCTGCTTCTGTTCGACGATCGCTGGAACTGAAAACCCAACTTTCCGCAAGGCCGCGTACTTTTGGGTGATGGTCTGCTGTGCGGTGTCAACCTGCACTGTGATCCGCGCAAAAAGCGGAGTGAGCCTCTTGGCCATGACTTCCTCTGGGGAGTGATTCCCTAAGGGAAGCCTATTGGTTTTCAGAAGCGGCGGAAGGGGGGAGGGTCAGGCCCCCGGAGGGGCCGTCCAGCGGGAGCCGTTGGCGACAAGACACGCGAGGCCATCGGATCGAATGGAGAGGATCGACCAGGAGCCGGAGGAGGAAACCACGATTTCAAGTCTCGCGCCGCCATTGGTCATCGCCGTGGCGATCGGCTTCTCGCCGTATTTCTCCTCGAGCCAACGTAGGAGATCCATGTATGGGCCACACGGGATTTGCTGGGCAGACGCAGCCGTCAAGAAGAGAACGGAGGAGCAGAACGCGACGAGGGGGATCAAACGCATTCTGCTCCTCCTGGCCATCCGAGTGAGGCGCTCGGACGGATCTCGCTAAGTGACCAAGTTGACGCTGCGGATGATGCCGTCTCCGCTATCCCACATTATGCGCACGACCAGGGCGCTGGTGTTGGTGTAGAGAAACGCGCCGTTGCCAAGGTCATACTTGATCAGGTTTTCGACATTGAACGTGCGGCGGACAGCCATGGGGGCGGCGTTCACGAGGGCGTTCATGGCGTCACTCGTTCGCCAGACACGCGCGAAACAGCGCGCGATCCTTGGCTCGCGTGTCGCGCCAGGTCTGGCAATAGTTGTTGTAGCCGCCGGGGGCGCGGGCCGACGCGACGGTCGCCGTGGCGCCCACGCTGTCTGCGGTGTGCGGAGTCGGCGGGTCCGGGGGCGAGGGAGCTGTGGCAGCCGCGAAGGCAGGCGAAGACAGGAGAAGCAGAGCCAGGAGAATGCGCATGTGAACCTCTCAAAGGTAGCGTGAAATCGAGCCGTAGATGTCATCGAACTTCGATGGGTCGGAAGCGGGCTTGCCTAGGACGCTCTGCCAATACTGATGCTCGATCGGCAGTGTATAGGGCTGCGCCTGGGGCTTCCCGTCGTCATCAATGATCCCATTGTTGAGGAGGCGAGCATAGTACCGTTTCACCGGGTCGGATCGAAACCCGGAGTTCACCCCTTGCGTGCCGTAGGTCGAGATCAGCGCGCGGGACTGGAGGTCGCTCATGCCGGGTCCGAGGAAGGACGAGATTTCCTCCGGCACGCCGCCGGCATCGCTGCGGCCGTATTTGGGACCGGGGTTGGAGACCGGCGTCGCTCCGATCGCGCGGCCGACGCGATCTCGGTCATAGCCCGCGTCCTCTCTCCCCATGTCGATACCCGCGAACTGGTCGCCGCCGAAGCGGGCGGCATTGCCGAAATCCATCGCTTCCGCCGGAGCGGAGCCGTAGATCCCCATCGACTGGAGCCCGGAGTTGATCGCGCCGCCGAGCGCCCGGGTGCCCTCGAGCATGCCCCGGCTCGCCATGCCGAGGCCCGGGACCTGCCCCGTCAGCGCGTTGAACATGCCTTCCTGGGTGCGCGGGTCGAATTTGCCCGCCAGGCCAGAGAAGCTGGTGGGGAGTCCGAGCATGCCGGCGAGCTGCGCGCCGAAGCCGTCTTCCACCGGAGAAGTTGGCCCCCTGCCGAGCCCCGGAGAAGTTCCGAGTCCCGGCTCACTGGAGAAATCGCCTTCGCCTGGCGTAGGAGTCCCCACGGGGGATTGTCCGATCCCGGGCTCACTGGAGAAATCACCGCCGCTGACGGCGCTCGCGTCATCTCTCCCCATGCCGATACCCCCGGTCTCACTGGAGAAATCACCACCGCTGTGGGCACCGTCATCAGCGCCGAAATACTCACGCAAGCCGGAGCGCGGATTACGGGTGCCGGAGCCGCCGAGCGCCTTGAGAATGGCCGCCTCGCGCGGGGAGACATGCGCCAGTTCTGTATCCCCAAAGCGTCCCTCGGCAGCGAGGCCTTCGCTCTCTTGGTCACGCGGAATCATGCGGCCCAACGCGGCTTCGAATTGTTGGGGACGACTGCGGCGGCGACGCTTCATGAAGGTCACTTCTCGATGTGGCGGCGGATCAGCACGAACGCGGCTTCCATGCCCTGGGCGCGCCCAAGACTAAGCATGTCCGTCGCCGCGCGATAGGCCCCCACCGTCTCGGCATCCGCGACGGTCTTGAGCAGCCATTTTGTGGCCGGATGACGTCGCCAAATTTCGATCTCGTCGGCGTCCATATCCTTCCACAGGGGCGTCATTTCTTCGGCGCTCCGCCGCTCATGGCCTTGGTGAAGACATCGGCGCGGGCCTTCTCACGGTCCAGCCTGATCGCGGCGCGCGACTCCGCCTTGCTCAAGGCGTGGTTGCCGGCGAGTTCCGAGGTCCGCGCGTCCCGCTCGTGTGCGGTCTTGGCGCGGGACATCTCGATGTCGCTCGACATCTTCGCGCTCTTGAGGCCGGCGTTTTGCCGGGCCATTTCCTCGTTGATGCCCATTTTCGTCATGGCGACCTGGGCATCGACCTGGGATTTCTGCACGATGGCGTCGCTCTCCACCTTGGTCTTCTGGGCGAGCAGGCCGATCTTCTGCTGCTCGTTCTGCTGCTGGCCGGCCATCTTCGCCTGTTCCGCCTGCGCCTTGGCCTGGATCGCCTGCACCTTGGGGTCGGGCTGCGACGGGGGAAGCTCCTTGACGTCCTTGGGGAGGAGCTCGTCGATCGAGTCGAAATCCATCTCCTCGAGCAGCCGGCGCGTGACCTTGAGGAGAACTTCGGGCCGCGATGCGATCAGCGGGTTTTTCAGCGCGAAGTCATAGAGGAATTGGGCGCGCTGGATGCGGGTCTGCTGGCTGGACATGCGCGGGTCGGCCACCGGCATGATCATCATGTCGTCGCGGAAATCCTCCTCCTTGACGAAGGCCTCCTCGGCGCCGGCCGGCGAGATCGCGACGAACCATTCCTCGCCCCGGAAATACAGGCTGTTGAGCCGGTAGACCTTGTTGAGCTCCTTGCTCCACGAGTTGAGAAGGAACTCCTGGACCGAGGTGAACAGCATCAAGCCCTGCTCCACCATGGTCATGATCGTGGTCGGTTGCATGACCTTCTGGATGTCCCCGGAGAGCGCGTCCGTCGCGGCGCCGATGCGCTGGGCGCGGTTTTCAAGCTGCCCCATCGCCTTCATCAAGCCATCGCTGGGAGGCTTGAAGTCCATTGTCTTGATGCCTTTTTGGATCTGCTCCGCCGAGGCCGAGACGGTCTTGAACGATCCCAGCTCGAGCTTCACCGGCCCCTTGGAGACGTTGAGCTCGTCGCTGATGAAACCGCTCATGTTGCCGTGGATGGCGAGCGTCGTGGCGTCGATGTACTGACGCAACATCTTGTTCATGGCGATGTTGGTCTTGCCGATCAGGAAGCCCAGGCCGTAGCCGTAGAAGCCGTCCGGGTTCACCAGGAATCGATAATGCGTGTATTCCTCTATCGGCAGTTTGCCATTCGTGGGGCGGCCCAGATCATCGACGTCGTAGCGGACCTCGATGCGCAGCGTGACGCGCGCGGTCACGTCGACCCACACCTTGTAGGGCGCGGCGATGCCGTCGCCGTCCAGGTCGAGATCGCGATGCTGCTCGACGATCTCGCTGTAGTCCTCGGAGTCCGAGAGCGAGCCCGGCTTGACGCCGCCGTCGCTGTCGGCCTGCTGTTGCTGAGGTTGGGCATTGATGCCCTGCGCCATCGGGACCGGCACGACGGAGAAGTATCCCGCCTTCGCCCGCCAGCGGCCCTCGTTGAGACCAAGGTGGATCAGCTCGGTCTTTCTCGGCACGTCCTCGATGTTCACCGGGCCGGCGCTGTAGGGCACATAGAGGTCCTGCGCGCGCACCGGGCGGACCACGATCTTGTTCATGACCGGGTCGAAATAGGTCTTGGAGAAATCCGAGCCGTGGATGGCGACCCGGAGGAGCATCGCCGACTTCTCCTCCTTGTAGGTCTGGTCGCGCGTGAACAGGCTCCATTGCAGATATTTCCCGACGCGCTTGGCCCGCTCGCTCATCGTGGGGCTCTGCTTGCCGACCGCGAGCGCCGTGATCGGGTTGCGGCTGGGGAAGAACGCCTTATAGGCGCGGGCCTGGAATGAGTTGCAGCTTTCGGTCAGGAGCCCGATCGACTCGTCCGACGAGTTCTGCCAAGGCGGATTGATCGGGGCGTCGCACTGATTGTAGACCGCCACCCAATCGGCGTGCATCGAGTCCCACTCGGCGCGGCTCGAGCGGTCGGCCTCGAAATCCTCGACGCAGATTTCCGCGATCGCCGCCAGATCGGCCTCGGGGAGGGAGTCGGCGATGTTGACGAGCATGCCGCTCAGTTGTTTCGGCGCCTTGCGGGGCTTCTTGATCTTTGAGGAGTCGCCGCGAAAGTTACTGGAATCAACCATTCTTCACTCCGAATCCTGAGTTGAGTCCCTGCCGGAGCCTACAGCCTTCCGGGCCCCGCGTGAACCGCCCGGCTAGTATGAGTCGATCTTGGGGAGTTTGCCCTTGGTGTTCTCCCACAGGAAGGCCACCATGCCCTCGCCATGCGAGTCCCAGGGAATCCATGGCGCTTCCTTCATGAAGCGGGTGAAGTCCTGCGCCTGGGAGAGAATATCCCGGTCAGTCAGGAACTCCTTGTGGGCGCCCTGAACCGCCATATCCATCATCACATATTTCGGCGTCCCGTCCTGGTGGCGGGCGTTGCGATCGACACTGCTGTGATCGAGGTGGCAGGAATCGAAGCCGTACAACCCGATCGACCCGAAGCCGAGGAATTGCCAGGCGAGCAAAACGGTCCTCCCCGCCGACGAGGTGCCGCCTCCCATCAGCATCGCGGCGTGCTCCGGGGGCAGGATTTTCTTCTCGTCCGCGCCTACGGCGGCATGCCAGCCGATGATTTTGCCGCCGCTGTCCAGCAGCTTCTTCGTGACGCTGGGGTGGACCATCGACGCCACGAAATAGCGCACGCCGGGATGAGCCTTGGGGATGAGGTCACGACGGGAATGGCCATGAGTTGAGGTGCCCTCGTGCTCGCGAGGATCGAGCAGCACGCATCCCCAGGGGATGATTCCGCTGGCGATCAGGTGTTGATGCGCGTGCTTGACGCACAGCACATAGGCGCCGGCCGCGATCTCTCTGCGGATCTCCGCCATGGTCTCGGGGAAGTGAATGCTGGGTCCGCCGGAGACCACGATGGCGCGGTTGCGGTGGGGATAGGTGTTGGTGATCCATTTCGGCATCAGCAGCATGTTGGCCGTGATGTTCGCGTGGATCTCCTCGTTGCTGACGCAGTTCTGCGTTTGCAGCAGAAAATTCGTCTTGTAGGCATCCTTGGAAAGCTTGGTGACATCGCTCTTGTTGATCGGCGCCAGCATGCGGTGGGTGAAGATCGGAATCGATACGGGGATGTTGGGGAAACCCGCGGGAACCGCGATATGGATGAATCCCTTGACCGCCGTTTCGATCGAGTCGAACACGATGAGGTCATTGACCACCGAGTTGACGCCATGAAGCGTGTCGTCGATGTGAGACCCATGGGCATCGGCGGTGTAGTAGCCGTCATAGATTTGCAGCGTGTTCGCGTATTTGAGAACGGTCTGTCTGATGTTATCGATGCCGTGCATGCCGCATTCGATGATGACGACGGACCCGGCCTCCGGGGCTGTCCTGGGCCACAGACAGGGCTTCGCCTGGATGCGGGTCACCCCCCTGCCGGCCGCCAGCATGCCCAGGATGCGCTCATTCGAGCACGGCGGCAGCTCGGTGAACTTCCGGTTACCTTTGCGATGCGTGAAGAACGAATGCAGCGGGCTCACCTCGAACGCGTCGAGGCCGTGCTTGCCGCCGCCCCTGGGCGCCAGATCGAGCCATTTCGAGCCCTTGGCCTCCATGTGCGCGAGCACCGCCGCCATGAAAACATGGCTGTCGTGGTGCTCGGCCATTTGGAGCACCGCGTCGCTCGTGTAGAGCTTGATGAAGCCTTGCAGGAACTCGATGCCGCCACGCCTGAGATTGAACGCCATGAAGCCGCATTCCGGAGCCGACGCGGTGCCGGAGCGGGAAAGCAGGACGCCGTCATGATCCTCCAACAGGATCGAGTCGAGAAACTCCTCCGTGATACGGTCGCGCGTGGTGACGTCGCCATCGAGCCAGATCAGCCAGTCCGTATCTACCGAATCGATCGCGACCTTCAGCGCGAAGACCTTGTGAGCGAAACGAACCAGATCCATACGAAAATCATAATCATGGTCATGAGGATTCATCCTCCGGTGCGCGTGGCGAGCCATGAACGCGACGAACTCGGGATCTTTTTCGAGTTCCGCATCGGTGATGACGACCGGCCGCATGCTCGGCGGCCAGAACCGCGCGGCGGAGGCGGACCAGTCGTCGCCATAGAGCGCGGCGCCCGCCGGGGACCACGAGGTCACGACCATGACATTTCTGGTCTTGTTGGGGATTCCGAGAGCGGCTCCCCAATTCATGGAATCATTCATAGGCGCCTCTGACCTTCATCATGTGATCGTATTCGTTGTTCCACAGCCCCGAAAACGGGACGTTCTTCATGTGCTCAAACCACGGCCCGCCGTCCGTATAGTGCATGAGCTTCGGCTTGATGGCGTGCTTTGTGTGCCCAACGAGGAAGTTCCAGCCCGGCGACAATTCACCGATCTCGTTGTCATCGAGCCACGAGAATTGATGCAGGTCGCGCCCCGGGGAATGGTTGATCAGATTTGCCGTCAACGCCCTGTTCGAGGCGTGGCCGCAGTTGAACGCGATGACCGATGACCAGTTCTTGCGCGGATACGCGATCTGCGGCTGATCGTCCATCTTGGTTTCGTTCTGCGGGATATGGTTCTGCTTCACGACCATGACCGCCCTGGCGGGGTTGAACTCGAGTTTCATTTGCCCGATGTCGGCGAGCGCCAGGATGTCGCAATCCATGAACACCGCCCAGCCTTTGAAGTTCATCAACAGCGGGACGAGGAACCGGGTGAACGCGAACTCGGTGGCGAAGGGGCGGCCGTCGCGCAGATCGCGGAACCTGCCGTTCACGGTGTCGATGATCCAAGGTCGATCGAACAATCCTCGCGCACGCAGATCCTTGTGCTTTAGGGGTTGGATGTGAAGCGGGATCGAGGATTTGCGCTGCAAGGAGAACGCACAGACATCGTAGGCGTCGCGCTCGCGCTCGTCGTAGCCGATGAAGATTTCCATGACGTCGCTCATCTTGGGACCTCGAACAGGGGGAATTTCATTTCGACGATCAGGTTGATAAGCAGCCGCGGGAAGGGGCCGGGCAGGCGCGGCGTGACGTCGTGCAGGGAATGCGGGGTTTGCAGGAACGCGATGCCGGTGTCGACGCCATAGGGCACGGTGAGGATATGGCGATAGGGAATGTCCGGCGCGAGATCGGTGGTCCGTACGAATTTCGGGTTCTCGGCGGACAGAATCCGCAGATCACCGCCCTGCTCGTCGCCCGGGTCCTTCTGGTAGAGCAGCATGGCGATCAGCTCGCGCGGGTTGTCGATATGGGGGATGCTGACCTTCCCAGGCATGGTTGCCGGAGTATTGATGCCGATTTGGAAATCGAGAAGCACGTCGGCCCCGCTGCTCATGTAGCGCCGGCCGGCGGTCCACTCGTCGATGGGCTTCCCCACTCGGCTCTCGATGTCGGGATAGCTGGCGAGGATCGCGTCACGGAAGCTTCGGAGATAGAAATCGGACCAGTAACTCTGCGAGGTGCAGGCCGCGGCCAAGACCTTCCATGCCGGGGCGCGGAAGGTCGTGAGGATGGTGTTGACGCTCATGTCCACGCGCACATTGGGACGGGTCTCGTCGCCGGCGATGTCGCGCCAATCAGGGCGCGGGATGCCGATCTCGTGGCGCAGGATCGCGAACGGAAACGGCGAGGTGGATAGGGCGACGATTTCAAGTTTCATAGGCGATGCGCATCCCCGTGGACTCGATGTCCGCCAGATAGCGCCCCTGAATGGGCGCGCGAAACGGCGTGTCCTCGGTCTTGCGCAGCGCAACGACCAGGAACGCCTCCTGTTCGCCGATCTGATTGCGTACCTCCTTCAATAGCGACGCGGCCTGCTTGCCATCAAACGCGTGGAGGGAGCCGGGCGCTATCTCCACGTAGCGACCATCGCGGCCACCGATCCAGAAGAACTCGAACGCGTAGTGATTCGCCGCCGCGAGATCGCGGAACAGGATCGGGTTGTAGTTGAAGAAGCCATGATTGATCCACGGCGTGAAGGGCAGGATGTGCAGCATGCAGTTTTTCGAGAGCTCGTGGATGGTCCTGAACAACTGCGCCTGGTTGAAGATGTGTTCGCTGGTGCCGTTGTTGACCACCAGATCGCGCGGGGGGAATCTTGGACCCTCGAGCGGATGATTGAGGTCCGCGATGTCGGCCTCCATGTTCGAGTTAACATCTATCGCCCGATAGTTGCAGCCGAAGGAGCGATAGAAGTCGCCGGTGCTCTTGATGGCCCGCCAGCCGGTGGCGGTGAAACGCTGGTTGCCGATGTCCCACATGCTCTCTGCCGGCTGTTTGCGTAGCAGGGCCGTGGCGGCCATGCAGGCCAGTGTGTGCTGGGTCACCGCGTCACCAGGGTTTGCTTGTGCTCGCCATTGGCGAGCCAGCCCGATGGTTCCTTGAAGATCACGCCGAACCCCATGGTGGATTGCGGGGTGCTGATCATCAGGCAGCGCAATGGGATCGACGCCGCGATCTCTCCCCAAAGCTTCTGGACATCGCGATGGTTGATGTCGTGCAACACGATCATCTTCCTGGCCATGGGGCCGTAGTTCTTCATGTCGGCCGAGACAACTTCGTAGCTGTGCCCGCCATCGATCATGACGACATCGTATTCGCCGCGCGCCCTCTCCACGGTCGCGGGATCGGTGCTGTCGCCGCAGATCGCATGGGCCTGGGTGTGGGCCACCGCTTCATCGAACAGCGCCTTGCTCTTGGCCTCGCAGATATCGACGACGGTGAGCGTGCCGTCGACCGCGGCGGCCAGGACCCACAGGCTGCCGCCGTTGGACGTGCCGATCTCGAGATAGCTCTCGCAGCCGATTTCTCTCATGAGAGAGAACAGCGCGAACAATTCGCGTTTCTCCTGCACGACGGTCGGCAGTCTCTTGCAGGAGGCTTCCCAAAGCTGTTCAAATCTTTCGTTCACGCCACGTCTCCGGGGTTTTGTCGTTGATGATTTCGAGGGGAAGCGAATAGTCGAACGGCGACGCGATGATGCTGTTCGCCATGTCTCTCAGGCATTTCTCGAGATTGCCTTTTGGGGAGAAGCTCAGCATCAGGCGCGCCTTGTTCGAGCTGCAAGTCGCGATCTTCATTTCGAGTGGTCTCGCCGGATAATAGGTCGGCTTGCGCCATGCAAGATGCGCCGCCGCGTGACACAGCCGCGCGAGCTCGTTGATCGCGATGCCGTCGCCATCGGGGCCGATATTGATGATCTCCCCGTCGACGTTCCAGTCGAGCATCCTGACCAATGAGCCGATGCAATCCTCGATAGGGGAGAACCGCCTGACCTGATTGCCGTCGCCGTAGATGATCACCTCTTTCCCGGAGAGGATGCGATTGAGCATGATGCTCGCGACGTTACGGTAGGGGTCCGTGTATTTCTGGCGCACGCCGATGATGTTGTGCGGCACGGCGATGACGTGCTCGAAGCTGTGCGCGCGTGCGAGAATCCGCAGAGTGTCCTCGGCGGCAAGCTTCGCGACGCCATAGGGGTCAAGCGGAGCCGGGGTCATGTCTTCGTCATAAGGCGCTCCCCACTGCTCCCCATAGCGCGCCATGGAGCTTGCGAAGATCACGCGCTTGACCTTGTGCTGGGCGGCTGCGGAAAACACGGCGACGCTGCCCTGGAAGACGCTGCCGGCGACCAAGGCCGGCGAGAACACGCTGAGGCCCTCGTGGGGATGGCAGGCGAGGTGGTAAACGATCTCGGGACGCATGATGTCAAACACGCTGTGCATCAGATCATGATTGCAACAATCGGCCTTTGTCATGCCCGCTTTCCCCGGCACGTTGCGCATGGCCCCGCCGCTCAGATCGTCGATGCCGGAGACCGTGTGCCCTGCCGCGATCAGGGCGTCGGCGAGGTGGCTGCCGAGGAAGCCGGCGATGCCGGTGATGAGAACTCTCATGCTCGGGTCAACCGGCGCAGGATCGCAGCGTCGGCCTCGCGATAGTGTTCGGACATCCCAAACAGCGACTTGTCCCGCTCGTGCCAGACACCGCGACGGATGCGCGCGTGCGTCTCGTCGATCACACCGGTGAGCTTGACGGTATCGTGGCGCACCATGATGTCGTGGGCGTACTGGAAGCGGCCGATGCGATGACCTACCGACTCGGTCCATGTGTCGACGCACCAGTGATGGAAGATCGGCGGGCAGAAATAGCCCAGGGCCGCGATCCATTCCTTGCTCACCGCATAATGCGGCACCGCGCCGTGCGAGCGTCCGTCGTTGAATCCGACCGCCAGGATGCGATCCGAAAAGCGCACGAAGCGCTCACGCAGCATTTCGTCCCAGCCTCGCGTCTCGAACAGGATGTCATCGGCGCCGAGGATCACGATGTCGGCGCCGTGCGAGACCGCGTAGTCCGCCAGCGCGTTCCACTTGAACGTTGTGGGGGTGTCGTCGGGGAACAGCAGGACGGGCGCCACGGGATGGGGCTGGGGATCTCCTCTCTCGAGTCCGACATAAACCTGGGCCGCGTCACCGATGCTGTCGATGGCGCGGCCAAGCTGATTGGGGCGTCCCCGGGACGGTATCACCACCGCGATGCGCATTGCCTTTGTCTTGATGTTCGATATCGCACTCTGAGGCACTGCGATCGATATTTTCATGAAACACCTCACCGGATGCAGAATTGTGATCAGGCCATTCGACAGCCGGTGGCGATGGTCTCCTGGGTATAGGGCTGCCATCCGCAGCGGCGCTCGATGGAGGCCGCAACCAGTTTCTCAAGATGGGTTTCCCGGACGAAGACCGTCGTGCGATCGAGGCCGGCGAGGTTGATCACAGGGGTGGGGAACAGGTCGCCGAGCGTGGTGACGCCAGGGACCGCGCCTTGGATCTCTCGGTTAGCCAGCGCGCGGATGCCGTACACCGAGTCCGTGAAGCAGTGCAGGTTGCGGTGGGGCTGCCTTGAGGAGCCGCCGCGCAGGATGCCCTTCTTGGGGTGCTTGACGTTGCCCGGGTTGTGGATGCGCAAGCCGGGGGTTGGATCGTTGACGAGCGGGTCGAAAATGTCCACGGGATTATCCTTTCTGGCCAATGAGTCGCTTGAGAACGCCGAAGCGCATGTACACGCGCGGCTCGATTATAGGCTTTCCCGGCGGTGGGTCGACCCTCACGACCAGCATGTCGGCGCGTCCGAGCCAGCGCTCGCCTGTAGCCCATGCGTCCTTTTTCCTCTGTTTGCATTCGACGATGGCGTGTGAACCATCCGGCAGGGTCATGCTGACATCATGAGGGAAGGCCTCGAACGCGCCTGAGCCCGGCTGGCGGCGAGCGGCGAGACCGATGTTTTGCAATTCGGCCGTGACCCATTGCTCGAGCTTGCGGCCCTTGGCCTTAGCCGATTTCGCCTTGATCATGAGACCTACTTATTTTCTTGGTTATGATTTTGACCATGCGTTTCATTCAGCGGACAAGTAATCGAATGACCACCATGCCGAGGAAGACGCCTACGATGGCGACATAGGCGAGCGTGGGGATGCGGGAGAGCAGGCCTCTGATCTTGTCCATTTTTCACCTCGGGATGGTTTGATTGTCGAGCATGTGCTCATAGGCCAGGCCGGTGCGCAGTTCGATGAAATCGAATGTTCTGCCGGCGAGATAGCAGAATAGGACTGAGCGGGAGTGTTTCCAATCTTCATCGGGGAGAGCCGCCATCCCGTTGGACCACAGGGAATCCACCCAGGTATTGCGCACCTCGAGCCCGAGCTCCAGGGCATGAAGCCCGGCGGCCGAGTTGAAGCTGACGAACATCCCGACCTCGGAGCCGACGCCTCTCTCGCCCTTCAGGATTTGGCGGACGGGGGCATTGGGAAAGTCCGCATTGAGCTTCGCGATCTGCTTGGCGTCGAAATCCCCCGGCAAGCCGTAATAGGCCGCCATGTAGGAACTGGGAGGCTGGTAAAGTATGGTGTCTGTTTCTCGCCATCCCCGCCTGGCTTGCAAATTGAACAACCCTCTCGCCACCAGGAGTTCGGCGCGAACGAAGTCCTTCGGAGTCGGGGCGCGGACTTGCCGCTGGACCTGCGAGTTCAGCGAAAACCGAAAATACCCCTCCTTGACGGAGTTGAGGTTGCCTGTGCGCCCCCAAAACCCGTGATCGACGTGGATGAAATCCTTGTTCATGAGCCGGCACAGGCGATGCAACTCCTCCCCGCCGCGCAGGATGCCGTAGCAGAGATTGACATCACCCAAAGCCCCCTTGGCGAGTTCTGAGAGCGGCTTGGCGTCGCCGAACGCACGCGCGAGATTCTCCCCAAGGTCATGGGGCGCGCTATCCGGATACCAGAAGATCAGGGTCATGGCTCCCTGGCGTGATTCATGCTGATTCCCCCCTATCGTCTGCGTCTCACCGAGTAGGGATCGCTCGACAGGCCTCCTGTCATTTCCCTACCCATTTCGAGAACCTCCTCGAGTTCACGATCCGCCTGTGTCGTCACCTTACTCCATGTTCCCAGGGCAAAGGCAACTTCGTCGTAACAATGGTCCTCCTGATGCCGAGTCGCGGGGCCCTTGTCGGGCTCGACATCGTCGAGGATCAGGCTCGGCACCGTGCGCCAGAAATGCCGGCAGTTCTCGGTCACGTAGAAGCCCGGACGCCAAGCAGAGCGGTCCTGCTCGCCGACCAGGCGCGAGACCATCGTGGTATAATTCGCCTTGCGATCGCGACGTCCCTGGCGAAGCACGATGCGCCCTTGCGTGGCGACGCGCATATTCTGTTGGGGAGAGGGCCCGTCCTGGCTTGCCCACATTTGCGGATCTGAAACCCGCACATCGATCGGCGGCAACTCCATTTCCGCTTCCAGGTCCAGGATGCCCTTGGCGACTTGCGCGGCGCTCATGCGGCAGCCGGCGTCGGCCTCCCCATTCCAGCCATACCATTCCGCAAACCGCACGATGGCCCCGGGGGCGAGATAGACCTCAGGCCAGCGCCCCGACTCCTTGAGGAGCGCACCCTCGCTCACCGCATACCAGCCGACCGAGAACGGCTTTGCGGTTCCCCAATCCATCGCCATGACGTGGGTCCAGTGCCGCGGGGGCCGGAACGGCCGGAGCATGTGCTTGGTCCTGTCCAGCATCGAGAACGCGGCGCCGGAGATCACATCCCAATCTCCGTCGCGCAGGGCCCTGGCGCGCTCGAGGGACAGCGCCGTGAACGAGCCTTCATAGGACTGGGTGTCCAAATGCGGGTTGTCGTCCATGCGGGCCGGGATATAGACGCTTGTCCAGCCGGGATTGAGCTTGGTCTTGGTGGTCTGATCATGGAAGACGTGCATCGGGGGCGCCTGATCTATGAACACCCGCCGGAGGAAATTATGTCCGGGGCCTCCGGGATTGCTGCCGATCGCGATCCTCGGGAGAACATCGGCCTGAGCCGGCGCGAACCCACCCAAGCGGACTCGTGTGCGCAGGAATTTGAGCTGGTCCTCGAGGAACAGGGCGCCCTCGTCGATCCCGAGCCAGTGCATTTCGCTGCCCTGGTATTTGAAGATGTCGTTGAGGTCTTCGGCGAAGCAAAACTGCATGAAGCTGCCGTTGTGGAACAGAAGCTTGCGATCGGTCTCCCGCCAGGCCGCGACCTCGGGCGGGATCTGCATTTGCTGGATGGGGATCAGGTGGTTGTCCTTGAGCTCCGGGTAGGTTCGCCGGAACAGATATCCCTGGCATCCCGGATTTTGCAGGCAAGTGAGGATGCCGTCCATGCGCAGCGCATGCGATTTCCCACCGCCGGCCGCCCCGCCATAGAGGATTTGCCTCGTCTTGACGGCATGGAAAACCCGCTGTTTCTCGGACGGCGTGTAATCGAGCTTCCACGTCGCCATTACGTCAAACCCTTGGGGAGATCCTCGGCCTTGGGAAGCAGGACCGCTTCGCTGCCTGAAGCTATCCATTTTCCGCCGACGTACTCCACCCCCGCGTCCGGCGTCAGATCGATCACCCCGGCGCTCGAGGCAATCGCCTGGTCGCGTGAAACATTGATCTCGATCACCAGCTTCTCCTTGCCCGTCACCTCGTCCGGCTTGAACTCCGCCCGCGCAATCCCGCGCTCGAGCAACCACGCCGCCGACTTCCAATCCTTGTCGGCGCTGATCTTGTCGATCATCGACTCGGCCGCCATCGCCCTGGCCTGCAAGAACATCTGGTCCAGCCTCGGCTCCCGCTGCCGATACGCCTGACTCGCCCGCTCCGTGATCCCCGCCAGATCGCACGCCAATCCCAGCGGCATGCACTTCGTCAGATTGTTCAGCACATTCGCCAGCTCCACCTTCGGAAACATGTCTCCCCACTCCGGCCGCGTCACCCTATCCAACGCCTCCACCCAAGCCTGCGGGGTGCTCTTTTCCTGCCAAGTGCGCTCAGATTCCGGCCGCCGAGGAGGAGTGCCCTCCGGGACCTTGAAGAACTTCCCGGGTGCCTGATGCCTCTCCACGAGCGCCTGCGTCCGCGCCACCCGATCCCATCCCCCCTTCTCCGCACGATAAAGAATCGCGCGCGAGGTAATAGGATGCCGCGCCGATATTTCCCCAATCGAGGAGCCGGCTTCCCAAAGAATCCGGATGTTGGACCAGTCAACAGGGATAGCACCCTTTGGGGGTCTGCCGCGCATGCTCGTATTTCGCATTTTTTTCCTGGTTTGGAAAGAGGCACGCGGGGGGATGGCCAAAGCCGCCGCGCTCGCTCGAGAAAAAACGGACATGCCGGGGGTCAAAAAATTCACGGCCGCCAGGCTCAATTCGGCGCATGTGTACGGAGCGCATACCTGGTGGCTGGACTCGGCATGACAGGGCACCGGTGCTCGAGTTGTTGACGGC